CCATCTCTGATTAAATCTAATGCGCCTGGTTTACCAAATTCTCTGATCTTATCTTTGTACCAATCAGTACTTCTTGGTCTACCCTGTGCAGCTTGTACTACGCTCTGTATAAATTTACTTTGTGCCATATACCTATTTATACTTTATATTAAGATGATCTTCAGTTAGAATTTTAAATTCCATACCATTGTCCAGACAAAACTCGTTTGCATATTTCCACTTTGCTTCATTGATTACCCATGTCTTGACCTCGTTCAACCATCTCTTGGTTCTACGTTTGGGTTCTTTAGTAGGTGGTTTACATTGATACTTGGGTTTGACTTCTATGATAAATTTCTTTATCTTACCATCTGCTTGTTTGACCTTCATGTAGAAGTCAGGGAAGTAACGATGTACCCTACCATCCCACGGTGACACATATGGTATGATAACTTCTTCACTACCCCACTCTAGGACAGCCTTAGTGTTATCACAATAGACCATGAGTTTACGTTCCCAAAGTGAACGATATATCACTTTAGATGGATTGCCCCTGTATTTCTTGGGGTTGTTTGGAATGTATTTACCACTATATGCCATGTGTTGTCTTATAAATAGATGTAGTCACAGGAGTATTTATAAATGGCAATTAACGTACTAAGAGGTATTGCACAACAAGCAGTCAGTTCAGGAATAAACAAAATCGCTGGTAATATTCGTAGTGGGTTGTTGTCTGCTATTAATAGTGAATTGCCACAAACACGGTCACCATTTAGTCAATTAGAAAAAACTCCAAACAAATTTTCAACAAAAAATTTTAGTTTTCCTATTGATGTAGAAGCCCCGCCCGGCATGGGTAATCAGGGTCATTATATTATGTTTTATATTAATAAACAACAGGGAGCAAAAATAAGATTTGGCACTGCTGGTCAATCAACCGAAGGCAATAGAAATATACAGAAAGCTATGTCAGACAACAAAACAACTAATTCTGGACATTTAATTAGTAGTGGCCCGCCTAACAGAACATTTACGAACAATGCGGCTGGTAGAGAAGCAGCTAAATCTGCAAAATACAAAGAGTTATCAACCACCTTTGTAGAAAGACCAGCAACAATAAGAATGGATACTGCAATTGCACTTTATATGCCTCCACAGGTTCAAGTGTCTTACGGTGCAGATTATACGGATACAGAAATTGGTTCTGCCGCAGCAATAGGTGCGGCTGCATATAGTGATATAATGTCTGGACAAAGCACGGCAGATGTTGTTGGTTCTTCACTAAAAAAACTAGGCCCAGAATTGGGTGATGGAATGATACGAATGGCACTTGGTGCAATTGACATGATTCCAGGCCTTGAAGGTGCAATGGAAGTAGTAGAAATGCAAAGAGGGTTTATCAAGGCTCCAAGAATGGAACTTGCATTTAAAGGTATTCCTAAAAGAGCATTTACATATGATTTTAAAATGATACCAAAAAGTTCAGAGGAAGCAGAACAAATTCAAAATATTATTATGGCTTTTAAAACTAATATGTTACCAGAAATGGTTGATGGTAGTGCCAGAAGACAAAAAATCCCATCAACATTCAACATAGAATATATGTACAATGGCAAAGAAAACCAATCTCTACACAAAATCTCAACTTGTGTCCTTGAAAGTATGAATGTAACTTATGGTGGTGACAGATATAAAACTTATCAAGGTGGTGTTCCTGTTGAAACATCTATTTCACTTTCATTTAAAGAGATGGATTTGATTACCGCAGAAAAAGCAGCAGAAGGATTCTAATCATGTATTTTAAAAGTTTTCCAACAATTCCATATGATTCCGCTGGTGATGGTAATTTCAAAGATGTAAAAAATATTATGAGGCGTGTTGCAGTTCGTTCTAAAATCAAGACAAACACACTAGTGTTTGATACCTATGATGTAAAGGGTGGTGAGACACCAGAGTCTATTGCTGACAAGTTATATGATGATCCAGAACTGCATTGGGTTGTACTAATGGTAAATGATATTACAGACAGATATCATCAGTGGCCAATGACACAAAGTCAATTCTTACAATTTGTAAATGACAAATACGAAAAGGTTGATGGAACATCTGGTGCTGATGATACACACCACTTTGAACTTGCACAAACATCTGGTGACACTAGTGTAAAAGTAGAGGTATATAATAATCTAGCACTGTATGGTGGTGACCAAGACTTTTACTCTAATGCTACACCTGTCACTAACTATGAATATGAGGAACGATTACAGGATGAACGAAGAAAAATACGACTTCTAGACCCACGTTACGTTAATACATTTGTAGAAGAATTTAAGTCCTTAATGAAAGAAACTATTATCTAATGTCTATTCAGTATGCAGGCCAGTATACGCTAAAAGAACTATTTGTTCATACGTCCTCTGGTACAGTTTTAAATCTTAGAAATGCAGTTCAGAGTATAGATATTTACGAAAGTATGTTCTCTACATCTTTGTCTGGTAGTATCACTATTCTTGATGTGGATGATGTTATGACAAATGGGCCTATCATTGGTCAAGAGTATTTGACTTTAAAATTAACTACACCAGATTTAGATAACCAAGAATTAGATTTTACAAACACGACATTTTGTATTTACAAAATCTCAGCAAAAGTAAAAGCAACTAATGATGCACAGTTAATAACTCTTAGTTTCACAACACCAGAGCTACTAAAAAACAATCGTATCAGAGTGTCTAAAAGTTACACAGACACGATTGACAATATTGTAAAGAATGTATTGACAGACCAAAAATATATTAACACAAACAAAGACATTTACATTGAACCAACTAGTGGTATTAGAAAAATCATTGCACCCAATGTAAATCCATATAATTTTATTACATCACTTGCAACGGAAGCGTTGTCAAAAGAATATAGTTCACCACACTTTTTATTTTTTGAAAACACTAAAGGTATTCATTTTAAGTCAATTGAAAATATATTGTTTGATAAAGTAATTGGTGTATTTACTGTTTCTGATTTAGGCCCGATTGATGAAAGACAAAAAAGTGTCGATGTTATGAAAGAATTTGAGAGAGTATTAGACTTCCAAGTTAATACAAGTAATGATATGTTAATGAACATTACAGGTGGTATGTTAGGCTCTAAAGATATTGAATATAATATATACAATAAGAGTTACAAAACCAGAGAATACAAGTATTTTGATGATTTTGATAAATATCCTAGATTGAATGGAAGTGCTACATACAATAATAATCAAATTGATGTGGAGGGAAATACTGTGGGTGATTTTTCAAATGCAAGAATACACCTACACTCTGTAAGTTCTCAAGACGAACTTGACACACAACATACAAATGAAAAATCAGAATATAAATATGCACCAAATAAAATAAATGAGTCCATTTTACATCGTCAAGCAAAGTTTATGGAACTAAATAGTGGTATTAGTGTTTCCTTAAAACTAACAGGTAACACCACTATTGCCGCTGGTCAGAAGATGAGATTAATTGTGCCGACAACTGGTAGAACACATGAGGGAAATGAGTTTGACCCTTACTACACTGGTGATTACCTTATCACTAAGTTGAGACACAACTTCAGTCAGACCGACAAAAAACACGAAATTTACCTAGAAGCATCACAGGAATCTTTTGAAACAGATTTACCCAATAGAACTGATGCTAAAGAACCCCTTGGAAGCAAGGGTGTTATATCAACACTAACGTATTAAGAAAGGAGAATCTATAGTTTTTATATCATGTCAAATTATTCATAATAGGAGGGCACAATGGCTCGAGAAAAATCTAAAGCAAAACTGCGTAAACTAAACTTTGTGAACAGAGAGAGGACAATTGAACTAATGACACTGAACGATAAATACTTACTAGAAACTATAGAGAGACTTAAACATGAAAACATTCACCGATTTACAAGAGGGGCTCAACGATCCCAACATATTTAAAGCGTTCTTTCTTGCTGGTGGGCCCGGCAGTGGTAAGTCTTATGTTGTGAGACAAACCACTGGCGGCACTGGATTACAAACTGTCAATTCAGATGATGCATTTGAGCGTTATCTGGAAGCGGCTGGACTGTCTAAAAAGATGCCTAGTTCAGAAGAAAAACCAAGAGATGTAGAACGTGTAAGGGCAAAGAAGGTAACTAAAGCTAGACAAGAGGGTTACCTTGAGGGTAGGTTAGGACTTATCATAGACGGCACAGGTAAAGATTATGATAAGATTGCAGCACAGTCGATTAAACTAAAACAGATGGGTTACGACACTCATATGATTTTTGTCAACACTTCTCTTGATACTGCTTTAGAACGTAATGCAAAAAGAGCTAGGTCTGTACCAGAAAGTCTTGCAATTAAATCATGGAAAGAGGTGCAAAGCAACATAGGTAAGTTTAGTCAACATTTTAGACAAAATTTTGTTGTGGTTGATAATAACGATTCGGATGAGGATGTTATGACTCCTGTATTCAAACAAATCAAAGGGTTGTTGAGAAAAAAAGTTACATCACCTGTTGCGAAAGAATGGGTATACAATCAGATGCGAATCAGAGGTATAAAAAAAGCACCAAAAGGATTTTAAATAATAATAAAAAAAGCAAACTTTTTACTAAGACTCTGTTTTTACAGGGTCTTTTTTGTGCGTTTTGCGTTGACTTTGCTTTAAAAGTGTTGTATATTAATTAAGTAAGATGAGTTGAAGGGATTAAGGGTCAAACCAGATTGCAACAATGACCCGCTTGACAGTCCGGCAGGACGATAGAGTTTCCCATCTCAGGTTCACTG